CAGCCTATTATATATCTGTTTTTCACTTTCACTTAAATCATTGTAAGTACATTTGAATCCAAACAACTCATCTTCTGACTCCATGTGTTCATACTTTCCTTCTAATCCATTATAAGTAGAAACGTAACCTATTCCATCAATTATCTTGTAAAAAGAACGTGTAGTCAAGTTAAACGTATTACAAGTTTCTTCTTTACCAAACTCTAAGTAAAACTTTACAATATCACGCTTCTTATTTTCCTTAACGTATTGACCTTTTAAATCGTAAACGGTCTTTATTGAATTAACCTTTACATTATACATCATTACGTTTGCTCTAATACTTTTTGCCAGTTCTATTTTCATTTCTTTTTTAAAACTTTAATTACTATTTTTAAAACTCCTCTTTCTAATATTGATATTTTCTTGAAAGCACCTTCTGATAAATCAATCTTTTTACCAGTAAATGAACCTTTATCATTTACACGAACTATAACACTTTTTTGATTTTCAACATTTGTAACTTTAAGAATTGTACCCATTTCAAAGTGATTACTAGCACAAGTAAGTTTATTTTTATCGAAAATCTCACCAGAGTAGGTATAATTCCCATGAAAACTACCTCCGTAGTATGTTGCTTTAAATTCTTTAAATGTAGTGTGGCTACATAATAACCACACCAACATTATGCTAAAAACTGATTTTTTCATAGTATTTATTAAATTTCGTAATAAACTTGTCCAACTTCTCATTAACCTCTACAAGTTGGTCTTTCAATTCTTCCCTTGTAACACGTTTAATCCATATCGGTTTTGGCTTATATCTGTCATCAAAAGAAATGAAGTCTAACCACTCTAATTTTGTATTTACAAGGAAGTAAGTCATAACTTGTGGCAGATATTCACTAGGAACTTTATCTCCAAGAATATACTTAACGTGTGTGGCTGTGTTAGGGCTTTTAACTTCTATTGCACCAGTCCTATCTGCTGTGAATCCATCTGGAGATACGCATAGCATATCATTTTCTTCACTAACACAAAATCCAACACTATCAATTACTACTCCAGTCATGTGTTGGTAAAGCGATATTGCTACTGGTTCGCAATTCTTTCCACGTTCCATTGCCTTGCTTACAAATGTTTCTTCTACTTCATCTGAACCTAATTCAGCAATCAATTCATATATCAATGGAAGGTTATCTGTTTTTAAAACATCTTTTAGCCTTGTACCAGTAATTTTACCTTTTCTTGCTTCTAACCACTCTCTTGTTCCTTGTTCTAATTCTAATTCTTTCATCTTTCTTAATTATTATTTTCAAATTCTTTTTCTAACCAGTAATTATCGTCTTGCATTACTATTTCCATGTACAACTCATCCATTATGCTGTCATTTCTTTGATTTCAACTTCTTGACTAGCTGTAAGTGTATATGCTTTACGTAACTTATCAAATACATCTTTTTCACCACCTTCAAAACGTGCAACTGCTTTTTCAAACAAAATATCTGTACACAATGGTAATTTAACTTTCTTAGGCTCGTCTTTATGTTGATTGATAGCATCTGAATCTGCTACATCATCCAAAAGCAAAAGTCCCCCAAGTGCATACTTCCGAGCATAACTTGATGCAGTACCAAAAGTCTGTGGAATATCCATACCTTTTTTATGAATATCAACTCCAGCTTGTGCAGAAACTACTATCTCACCAAAAGGACAAATAAACTTTGCTGTTGCTTGTATAACTGGAATATTGCATAGTTCAACTACTGAATCTGAAAGCACAATAACCGATTCGTATTGTAATAAAATTGGTTTTACAGCTACTTGAATGTCCTCTACGGAACGGAACTTGTATTTACCAAAAGCATTGTAGTTGTTTTTCAACACTTTAACTTCATTTTGAATCTTTGCTAAAACGTGAGTAGCACCATTCATTTCTAATTCTAAACCTTCCATCTTTCTTTATTTTAAACCGATTAATAATACGTTATCTATTTTGTTTTGCTTGTGCAACTTTGCCAACAACTCTAATGCGTATGCAATTTGCTGTGGTTTTGTTTTTACTTTTTCTTTTTCTTGCTTCTGAAAGCCAATTGCAAATGCAATATCCATAGCTTCTGTTACCTCTGGAGTAAGCAAGATTGTACATCTTTTTTCCATTATGATTTATTTTATTTTAAATAAGATACTGCCATAGCTATTTTATGGTCGTAAGATTGTTTTACATATAACAATTCAAATAATAAAGCGTGAACTCCTGCTTTAAAGTCTGATTTGTCCCAAAATTCTTTTGAATCTTTATGCTCAATAGCATTTTTGTTTTCTACTTCTGAATAGTAGCAATGAACTAAGTTTCTTAATTCAGAGAGAGTATCATCAGTGATACTCCCTTGGTGTTCTTTTGCGAATCTAATCGCTTTTAATAACATACTTTCCATAACTATTTGCCTTTTGTTTTGACAAAGTTACGCAACTTATTTAGATAAACAATCTTTTTTGTGTAAAAAAATGCAATTATTTTATCTTTAACACTTAACTTGTTGTTTTATAGAACTTTCCAAGTATATTATTGTTTAAATAACTTTCATCTTCTAGCACTTCATTGATAAATTGATGCTTAACTTCAAGATACGTCAACTGTATTTTAGAGTATGCAATCTCAATAATTATACGTTCTATTTTACCATCATTGTTGTAATGTTCTTTTAACACTTCATTAGAACTATAGTAATTTTTGTAAGTGAACTTTCTTACACGTTTGTATTGTTTTAAACGCTTATCAGTAGGCATTTCTTTTTTACCAAGTTTAGTCTTTACATCAGCATAAAAGTTCTTTTTACCAATGTATTTAACGAATTTACCATCTATTATTGCTGTCATAAGGTAAACAAACCCAACTGCTTTTTCTGGTATCATTTCTTCTGTAAATTCTACCAATCTTTCATTCTGTTTAATTTTCCACATAATTATTTATTTTTAATCGTTAATTCTTCTTGCCTATAACACATCCAAAAATTTTGCAATAAATGAACATACTCTAAATTAAAATCAAGTTCATGATTTATCGTGGCATCCCAAAAATTACCTCTATAAAAAGAAATTGAAACACCATCTTTTTTATAAAATTCAGTACAATTTGACCCACCATCAGAATCGTAAACATCTACATCTGGTCTTTTTTCAAATCCAAACTTAATCATCCATTCTTCTGTTAGTGGTATAGGTTTGACATCTCTAATTGTAGTATCGTAGTTTTTATATATTCCAGAAGTTATATTCAAATCTCTGTACCCGTATATACAATTTACATAAAAAATATCTTCGTAATTGTTAATCGCCATAACATAATTACCTATCATTAACCCCTTTGTTGTCATAATCCTTCTAATAATAATTTATTTTGTTTTTCTAATAACCTAATTCGTTCTTCCAACTGCATAATGTGACTGCAATAGTTGTGAGAAAGTAATCGTGCCGTTCTATACTCTTTTTCTAACACGTCGTACATCGAAACTGAAAAAACGAGTTGTCCTATGGAATCTTCCATTGAGTTCGTTAAATCGACTCTTTGAGGGTTCTTTTCCTTTATTTCTTCTGTACTGTTCTTTAGTTTTGCAATAGTAGTATTTATATTCACTCTAGCAAGTATTAAATCTAATTCATTCATAATTTAAAATGGAAATTCAATCCCTTTGTCTGGGTCGTTAATAATTCTTTCTGGCTCATTCTCTCTAACTCCAGCTTCATAGAAACTTGCTACTGGTGGATGTTTTGGAATCGGAAGCTCTACTGGTGCTTGATAACTTGTTTTAGGATGTTTTATACAATCTATACCACCGCATTTAAATCCGTTTGCAGAATTATAATTAAACATTATAGGCTGTTCAAGTAATGTTTGACCGCCACCATCATCAGTATCTTTTACTTTTTTAATTTCTACAAGTGTTTCAAATTTCATTGTTTCACTACCAATCAATCTATGGATTACAATAAAATCATCTGCTTTATTTGAAAATGCTTTACCACCTTCAATATCATCTTTAAATGGTGGGGTGATATGTCCTTGCCAAGCGTGTCCTTGTGGATATATAGCTTGTCTACGACCACTAGCTGTACTTGGATGAGCATTTATGTAGATAGTTGAATTTGTAGTCTTACAAAACATTTTTAAATCATTCAATACATCGTAATTGCTAGAATAAGATAAAGCTGTTTTTAATCCGTTGAAAGGGTCGATTAAGTAAGCATCTGTTTTACTTGTTTTAAATACCTCTAACAATTCCTCTGGAGTATATCGTTTAAGATTATCCACAAATTTAAAGTGATGTTCAATTTTCATTATTCCCACTTGCAATTCACTATCTGTAAGCTCAGTTATTTTTCTGCCAAAATACATACGGATTAAATCTCTCATTGCTTTTTGTGCTGAATTTTCATCCATAAACAAAGTGAATGTAAGATTGTGATTAGTTGCTAAAGCAAGAAAATACCAAAGCATCCAGTAAGATTTACCTACGTTATCATGTCCAAGTATAAAATTTAATTGACCTCTTTTAAATCTTAAATAGTCATCTAAGTAAATACCTAATCCAAGTCCTTGCTGTATTTTACCATCTCTATAATCGAAT